CGATGGCCGGGACGCCCGCGCAGAACGGCAACAGCGCGGCGGGGAACAGCGACTTCAGCCGGAGGGCGGAGGCGCTGGCGGCCGGGCTCTGGGCCACGCCGGCGGCGACGGAAGTGCGGCAAGGGCTCCAGATCAGGCGCGAGGGCATGAAGGGCTCGCAGGAAAGCCTTTCAACGCAGGTGCAGGTCGGCTTCCTCTCGCCCCTCCCGGACCGCACGATCGCCCCGGATGGGCCGCCGTTCTCGACGTGGTGCCCGATCTCGCGCCGGCTCTTTCGCTCGGCGATGTCAGGCGTATCGCCGACCTTTACGCGCAGGATGTTGCGAAAGGGCGGATGGCGGAAGCGGAGGCTCAATCCCGCCTTCGTGGAGTGGTTGATGGCCTGGCCGGAAGGTCACGCGCGCTCCGGCTTCTCGGGAATGGCGTTCACCCCTTGGCTGCGGCTCATGCGTGGCGCGCTCTCTCGTCTGCCCTCGGCCTCCGGGCCGTGGATATGGGAGGAAGCGATGGAGCGTGAGACGCTGGACCTGTTCGGAGGGCCGGCTGAATGACCCCCCTTTCCCTCGCCTTCGCCGCGATCTTCTGGACCACTCCCGGAGTTGCCCCCTGCGGCCCTGTCGGCTCCGACGCCAACCCGTGCTGGGCGGCTCCCCGCGTCCCCGATGAAGTCTATGCCGCCCGCTTCTCGGGAGACTGGACGCCGGGCGAGATATGCGACGGCGACGTGATCGAGAACAGCGGCGCGCGGAATGGCGTGGCGTTCGTCACCGGCCCCCAGGTCGCGGACTTCGACCTCGCCTATCTCGACGCCTCCCGGCTTGCCTACACCGTCCGCGACGGGCGCGTCTGCATTCCGGCGCGGGACTACGGCGGCGGCTGGCTTGAGCCTCTGGCCTGCGGGAACGCGGTTCGGGTTATCCGGCGGGCGGAGTCTCCCGTCGCCGCCTCAGTCGTCAGCGAATACATGCGCGGCGGTCTCCCTTCCGTCGGACCTCGCACAGGGGGGGGCGCGAGCGCGCATGTAGCCCCCCCGCCTTTCTTCGTGGGTGGCCATAATGGCCATAATGGCCACACGTCGCACATCCCCGCCGTTCCCATCCCTGCCGTGCCCCTCCCGCAGACCCTTGCGCTTTTTCTCGGCGCTCTGGCGATTTTAGGGGCGATGAAGATAGGGCGGGACCATGGCTGACCTTCTCACGCCCGATGAAATGGCTCTTCTCGACATTCTGGAGCCGCGGCGTATCAGGGCGCTCAAGGACGCCGGCTTCATGCTGGTTCGCCGCGTCGCCTATGAAACGCTGATCCGCGAGGCAAGCGACGAAGTTCTTGAGCGGATCCCGGCGATGTGTTGGCTGGACGCGGTTTCGATGGCCGCGCGGATTCGGCGGGAGGCGTTGCTTTCGCCGGCTCTCCACCGAGAAATCGCGTGGCCGAGACAGGTAGCGATGGATTTGACTGTCGCGCATTCCTCCCTTTCCCTGCCGGCGGTTGGGAAGATGTTTCATCGGCACCATACGACCGTCATTCACGCCCGCCGCGCCGTCGCAAGCCGTATCGCGGATGGGTGCGAAGAAACGATCCGACTTCGGAAATCCGCCTGCGCCTTCGCACCGATGGTCGCCGCGCGCCTGCTTCGTTCAGAGATGCCAGGCACAAAAGGAGACTTGCACTGATGACAATCGTGCATCGCGGCGGAATGTGGGCTAGAGCGATATAGCGAAGCGGGCGGAACATTTAGCACAGGGAGACGACAATGAGCGGGAGCGTCAACAAGGTCATACTGATAGGCCGATTGGGGAAAGACCCGGAAGTTCGCACGTTTCAGAACGGCGGGAGGGTCTGCAACCTTCGCGTGGCCACGTCCGAGACATGGAAGGACAAGACCACCGGCGAGCGCAAGGAAAAAACTGAATGGCACGCCGTCACGCTGATGAACGACGGGCTCGTGAAGGTTGCCGAGAATTTTCTTCGCAAGGGCTCGATCGTCTACATCGAGGGCCAGCTGGAAACCCGGAAGTGGCAGGACCAATCCGGCGCGGACCGCTATTCCACGGAGATCGTTCTCCGCCCCTATCGCGGGGAGTTGACGATGCTGGACGGAGGCGGCGAGCGGCGAGAGGAGCCGCAGCGGGAGCCGCAGGGCGGCAGGCGCGGGTTCTCCGACGACCTCGGGGACGAGATTCCCTTCGCCCCAGAGTGGCGATGATGCCTGCCAGGCCGAAGCCCATTTTCGACGGCGAAATCCAGCGCCTTAGCGATGAATCCGTGCGGCTCGGGCGGACCCGTGCGACGGGGCGTGAGGTGGCGCGGCGGGAGGTCTTCGATCCGTGACCTGCGACACGCTCCGCACGATGGCAATCGTGCATCTGCTGCGGAACGTGGACTGGAGCGATATAGCGAAGCGGGCGGAAAATGCTTGCGAAGTGGGTATAAACCCCTATTCTGGCCGGGCGGGCAAGGTTGCCTCCTCGCCCGCCCATGACAACGCGCCATAGGAGGGCGAGCCGTCAATGAAAGATATACCTGATAACCCGAATGGCGCGCAAGCGTTCGACATTGGCGGATACCGCCAGTTCATTGCTGGCAAGGGCGTCCGCACGGAGACGGTCGGCTTTACGGCTGGCGATCTCCCGGATCGTCTGTTCGATCATCAGCGCAAGTCCGTTGAATTTGCTTTAGAGAGGGGGCGCGGCGCGCTGTTTCTCGATACGGGGCTCGGGAAAAGCGGATGCGAGGCGGTTTTTGCCTCCGAGGTTGTGCGGGAGACGAAGCGCCCGGCGCTTATCCTGACGCCTCTTGCTGTCGCTCGGCAGATGGTTCGAGAGTGCGAGTCGTTCGGCGTCGAAGCGCGCGTTATCCGCGATGCTTCCGATCAATGGAGCGGCGTGAACGTCTCCAATTATGAGCGTCTCGACAAGCTGGATCTGGCCAAGTTTGGCGGGATTGTGCTGGATGAAAGCAGCATTCTGAAATCCTTCGCCGGTCCGACGAAGCGCGGGCTTGTCGCAGCCTTCGCCAACACGCCGTACCGCCTCGCCGCAACCGCTACTCCCGCGCCCAACGATCACATGGAGCTGGGCAATCATTCCGAGTTTCTAGGTCTGATGAGCAGCATGGAGATGCTGGCCCGCTGGTTCATTAATGATACGTCCACGGCGAGCCATGAATGGCGGTTGAAAGGCCACGCGGAGCAAGACTTCTGGCGTTGGGTTTCTTCGTGGAGCCGCGCCGCTTCGCTTCCGTCCGACATGGGCGGAGACGACACGGGTTTTCTTCTCCCGCCTCTCCGGTATCACATTCACACGGTCGCGACCGACCTGATGGCGGGCGAATTTGAGGGGCTATTCCGTATTCCCGATCAATCCGCAACGTCGATCCATGCCGAAAAGCGGATCACGGCGGGTGATCGCGTGGCGCAGTCTGCGGAGATCGCCAACGCCGCGACGGGGCCGGTCATCGTCTGGTGCGAGACAAATGCTGAAAGTGCCGCGCTGGCCAAGGCTATTCCCGACGCGATCGAGGTCCACGGCAGCATGAAGCCGGAGGAAAAGGAAAAGGCGCTGGACGCTTTCACCTTCGGAGATCATCGCGTTGTCGTCACAAAGCCGAAGTTGGCGGGGTTTGGCCTCAACTGGCAGCATGCGCGCACGGTGGTCTTTTCTTCAATCTCGCACTCCTACGAGCAGCACTATCAGGCAATCCGCCGGTCGTGGCGCTACGGTCAAACGCAGCCGGTTGATTGCCATGTCGTCATTGCCGAAACCGAGCGCGCGATCTGGCGGAACGTTCAGCGCAAGGCGGCGGACCACGACAAGATGAAGCGCGCCATGACGCAGGAAATGCTCAACGCGCAGTCAGTTCACTCCGCACGGGTGGAATATACCCGCGTTCCTGAAATCACGCTTCCCAAATTCCTGAGAGGATAAGACGATGCATCCTGACTATGAGGGCGACCGCTGGGCGGTCTATAACGCCGACACGGTGGAGTTTCTGGCGGGCGTTCCCGCCGGGACAATTGACTGCGCCGTGTTCTCTCCGCCGTTCTCCGATCTTTTCGTCTACTCCAACAGCGAGCGGGATATGGGGAATTGCGCGTCTCACGCGGAGTTCATGGAGCATTACGAGTTTTTTGCGCAGAACCTGGCGATGGCCATGAAGCCGGGGCGGATGGTCTGCATTCACTGCATCGACCTTCCGACGAGGAAGTATCGGGACGGATATATCGGGCTCCACGACTTCCCCGCCGATCTTCGCGCCGCGCATGAAAAGGCCGGCATGATATACCACGCCAAGGCGACGATCTGGAAGGATCCGGTCGTGGAGATGACGCGCACCAAGGCTCTCGGGCTTCTCTACAAGCAGATCAAGAAAGACAGCGTGATGTGCCGCGTCGGGCTTCCGGATTATGTGATCTTCATGCGGATGCCGGGGGAAAACCCGGAGGCGATCACGCACACTCCCGACGATCTGCCCGTCGCCCGTTCCGCCGCCAAGCCGGGCGACAAGTTCGTATGGCAGGAATTGGCGTCTCC